GCCATACTGTTATTTACACAAAAAAATAGCTCCCGAAGGAGCTATTTGGCACTGGTTTACAGAGTGCTAACTGCGACGAATTTTATCCGTTTAATCGTTTGTTTAGTGCCAGCATCTGTGATACAGACTCGTCCAGTCTGCCATCTTTCTCTGCACTCTTTAGCATGTCAACACGATCTTTGTATCCAGCTATGCCTGGTTTGATATCTTTGGCAGCTTTCTTCTCAGCATCCGTTGGATTCTTAACATGCTTCATTGTGGTCTTTTCTTGATGGCTAGCTTCTGCAACTTCTTTTTCTTTTTTGCTTAGTTTTTCAGTCTCACGACGAGCTTTATCGCTTAGGTTAGTTACTTTGCCGCGGCCGTCTTTCTTTTTAGCTTTGGTCCATTCGCCTTCATCTTTCCAACTGACTACTTCGCCCTTCTCGTTACGAGTTTCTGTACGCTCTTCTTTGATAGCGGCATACATTTGTGACAAACGGCTTACCAATTCTTCGCTGACATTGGTTGGTTCACGTAGTGTGTTACTACCTGGAACACGTTGTAACGGACTTGATTTACCTTTACTATTCATGTCATCACCGCTGAATGTTACAGCACCAATGCCATGTGTGTGATGTCCACTTGCACCATCTACACTATTGCCCCATGACTCGTTTTCATCGTCGATAGTTTCGCCAACTTCGTACTCATGTGTCATTGGACTTTCTTCGCCGTCTAGTTCTTCATGTGCTAGTTTTGCAACTATGTCGCCCATGATTGGCTCTGCTGGATCAGCATCTGGTTCGCCAAACAACTGACTTACATCGTGTTGGTGTGGATCTTTGTTTTCGCCATCTTCAATATTACGTAAAATTTTCATTAAATCAGCAATGCCACCCGATCCGCTACCATTCATGCTAACATTCATAGTTACATTGTCTTGTTGCTTAGGTGCGCTTGCCGGGCCACCGATAGCAACTGGCATACCGCACTCGGTGTCAGCCGGTACGTTGTCGTGTGTTGGTGCCAAAGGAGGCATTGTACTTTCGTCAATACTCTTTAATTTTGACATTAAGTCTTGTAAATTCATTATTTTATCCCCTTGAATGGATTTGGAATTTTATTCTGTGTTGAACCCATTGCGCTCTTTGCGCCAGGTTGTATTGCAACAGATTTTTTATATTCAGCAGCCATTCCAGGTTGGCTAGTGGCTAAAATTTTATCGTTAACACCTTTGTATTGTGTTAATGTTTTTGGTGTTTTAGCCAAATCTTTTAGTAAATCGTATTTGTGTTTCTCACTAACCAAGTGACTGTTATCGCTAGGTTCTTGCATTGTACCGACCAGTGCCTTGCCTGTACGTTCATCATATTCGTGATTAATTTCTTTTTCTAATTCTTCTGCTAGGCTAGAAATTTTAATATGATTATGCGTAACAGCCAGTCCAGATGCAATGCGATCACGGATTTGTAATGCTGTAGCTGGGTAACTTGTAGTGATATCATACACTGTCATTTGTGTATTTCTGTGCTCGGGAAAATCTGATTGACGTTCGCTAATTGGTGTTGTGCGTCCACTACTAACAGTAGCTACATGGAACTCTGCCAATGCGGCTTTGATTTGTGCCACAGCATCTTTGGCATGGTCGCCAGCAATTTTTACTTTAAATTCGTAAACTTTCTTGCTTTCTGTTAAGTATTCTTTAAATGATTTCATAGTGTGATCCCAGTATTGTATTTATTTCATTTGCTTGAGTTTTTCTAGCAAACTATTGCGATCAGTTACGATGAAGCCGTCTCCGGGTATACTAACACTGTCATCTACGCCTAGTGCATCCTGATCTAGTTTTTGTTTTTTCAGCTGAAGATCGATCATTTTCAGCTTTTTATCTAACTTTGCACTTTTAGCTTGTATAGCATGTCCTAGCATACTGGCGGCTACTTCAAACAATCTGCCGCTGTATCTAGCTTCAACATTCATGCCTAAATCCATAATGTCGTCGTAGGCGTCTTGCGCTTTTTGAGCAAGAGAATCTAGTTCAGCATCGCCTGCATCGCCCAGGCCTTTTACTTGTGGCAGTGCGGCTGATATCTTATCGAACTCGCTTATGTCACGGAGGAACGGTGCCGCTACTTCTGCTTTGGCTTGTTTCTTTTCTTCTTCCTTGACAATTTTCTTGCTTTCGGGTAAGTTTAATAGTTCTTCAAGTTTCTTGGTCATAATATTACTTATGCTTATAGCTTGCCGAATATATCATTTTCATTAAGAATACGGAATTTTATGCCTTGTTGACGGCACCATAAAGTGGCAGCGGCCCATTTGGATTGATTCTTAACATACTGTGCTTGATTGTATTTGTTCTTGCCTACCCGTTCTAAAATAGTTTGGCTAGCAGGTTTAATTTCGATTAGCTCTGTAAGAATTTGACTGTTCTTATCAGCATACTGAATGAAAAAATCAGGCACATATACTGTTTGTCTGTTGGTCAAAGGATCTCTATAAGGGATTTGTATGGCCTCACTGGCCCACTTTAGTACATTATCATTATTGTCGCAAAAGTTCATAAAACTCCATTCCCAACTGCTACGATATGTAGGACTTTTAGTTCCTACATATTTGTGAGGGTGTTTCATTGCGAACTTGCCGCGAGCAAATTTAGCCATTTTATACTAAAATGTTACGACTTTCGTATGTGTCAGTTACTACTTTAACTCTATAACCTAACAAACTAGTCTTCTCTCTACTGTTGTTTAATACTTGTGCAACCACTTGACTAAGTTGAACATCGGTGAGATTTTTTAAACTGTCTAGTAATTTAAACACGCTAACATTTTCTACTCTAGCTTGTGTTAGCATTACTATTGCTGTGCTTCTTGCACTGTTTTGATCAAAGCCGCGCTTTAAGAAAAAACCTATAGTAGCATCAATTTCGGCCGCTGGAAAACTCAAAGCGGTCTTGTAATAATTGTCAAAGAATGTTTTGACATCAGTAGAAGTGGTGGCCGTAGTAGGTAAGTTTATACTCATGTTATTGTCCTAAAGTAATTGATTTAGCTACGGTGGTACTGTTTCCAGTGCTGGATGCTTGTGGAAATACAACTCCTGGAACACCACCAATCGTCTGCAATGGAACTGTAGTAGTTACGCCTGCTGTACCACCCGCACTCAATGGACGTTGTGTATTCTGATAAGCATTGATAGTATTAATTGTATTATTAAGAAAACTAGGAGCCGCAGTTTCTATATCAAGTGCCTGTACAAAACTTGGATTAATTGCAGTAGGGTCAGGATTTATACCAGTTAATGGGCTGGGTTTTACATCATAGTGGTCAAGTCCAAAGCCTTCAGGAGCTCCTGCCTCTACGGCTCCAGTATCGTATGCTACCGCTTCGTATGCAAGAGTCATAGTAAACTCATGTGTTTTAGTTGAATCCCACGCTAATTTATTTCCATCCCAACTTTTAATTATGGGATTAATTAATTTGACACTGACCCATTCGTGTCGAGCCATTTGATAGATTGTAATATAGTTAAAGAACGGATTGCTACTGCTGTTATCTAATCCAAACGGAGTACTAATGTAATTGCTGTTTTGTGTAGCAGTTCGGCCGTATGCGCCTGTAGCTTTTGCACTGGTACTATCTGCATAATAGTAACTATAATAATTTTGCCACAGTTGATTCATTAGTCCCATATTATCGTCATAGCAGGTCAGCGACACATCACCGTATTTGTGAAAATACTGTATTTGTTTTTTTCTGTTATACTGATTTACTGGATCGATTGATATTTCAAACTTAGGAAGCGTTGCTCCTTTTATAAGCATGTTGATTTCCGTGCCATAACGAGTAACAATGTTGGCATTTTTCAATGCGGCCTTGTTAATATTAAATGCCACATGGTACTGGAAATCAAATTTTGGAGCCAGCCTAAATTGCTGATCCGAGAACATACGGGCACCATGCTGCCAATCTTTAAGATTAACCTTAGGGTCCGAATGTAAGTTAGGGGTAGATGTAAAGCTCATACTATTATTTATCGATAGAATAATATACGCATTTAATGGGCAGTCAGCAAAAAGCCTACCGGAGTAGGCTTTTTATTAAGAACCTAGTGTACTTGTACCACGTACTGTTTGTACTGATACAGCTGAACCTAATGATCCGCCTGTTGTTTGAATAGCGTTATCAAAACGAATGCTTAATTCAATTAGCATCGGTCCTTGCTCTTTATAAGCTAGTGTACCGTAGTTGACTTTCTTAACAAAACAACCATATAATTCCCATGTTTCCAATACTGTAGGAGTGTTAGTACCGTTACCACCGTCTAACATTTCAATACGCATTGTGAACTTGTAGTCACCGCCAGCTGCCGCTGAACTTTGTTCGAAGAAGTCAAATTGACGTTGCATTTGCTCGCCAACTAACTTAGTAACTTGTCCTGTAACATCGTCACGTAGCTTGATTGTGCCTTCTGACCATTTTGGTTTACCAGCATAATAAATCTTGCTGTTATAAATTTCTAGTGTTTGTTCTTCAAATTCAACAGTGGGACGGAAAGCGTCTGACACTTGCTTGGTCATTTCTGTTCTTGGAGTACTAACGCCAAAGTTTTCAAAGTTAATACGGAATCTGTATTGTAACTTTGGCATTAGCTGACCTTGAGAGCTTGCACTCTGGTCACTTGCTAATGGTACTGTGAAATTCGATAGTGATGCGATTGCCATTATGTTCTCCTAATTATTTAAGGCCTTTAATTGCACCAGTATTTTCTAAGCGTAGTGGAATGTAAATAAATTCTACTGCTTTAACTGGTTCAATCGCGATATCAACGTGCAATTCGTTTCTATCAATGCGAGCTGGTGTGTTGTTACTTGAGTCGCACACTACAAGATAATCATACAATGCACGCTCTGCTGTTAATTCTAACATTAGTTTTTCAACTAGTTGTTTGATTTCATTACGTGTAATTGTGTCGTTTGGTTCAAACACAAATGGTTTGGCCAATTGATTTAACTGGTAACGTAAGTAAATTACTAAACGTGCTACGTTAATACGATCCAAGCTACTAGCAATTAGCTGACGTGTCTTTTGTCCGTATACAACTAATCCTGTTCCAGCAATGTATGTAATTGGATTAACATGGATTGCCGCTAGTGTGTCGCGTTGTCCTACGTTTAGTGCAACTGTTACGAACTCGCCTGTCATGCCATCTACATAACCTACTGAGCTAGCATTTGTAACACCGCCACGACGTACACCAGCTGGTGCAAACCATGGATAAGAAACATTATCGCTCAATGCAATTGTGCGCAACATGATATGACTTGGAGGAACAACAATGTTGTTACCAATTAAGTCAGTTGTGTAAGCCCATGGATAGTAAACTGCTGTGTATGCGTCTGTGACAATTAGTCCGTCTTCGCCGTTATCTGCGGCAAGACCTGTATTGTTACCCCAGTTGCTTAAACTTGTAGCATTTGGTTCTAAACGTGCTGGACTATCTGCAACAATAAATGCTGTCAATCCGTTGTCGTTGTTTAGAGCAACTAGTTCGTCGGTTACTTCTAAATATCCTGGGCAACTTAACAAGTTGAAAATAACTGTGTCTGGTTGACGAATATTTTGATTAGCTTGGATTGTTGCGTTCAATGCTTTTAGTACAACACTACGTTGTGCTTTGCGTCCAAACTGTCCAACTCCCTTAACATCGTTAGGGCTATAAGTAACCCAACGATCTGGAGCATAGTTGGTCATCAATGTTGGACTTTGTGCATTATAAATTGTATTGTAAGTTTGTGTGTTTACATAACCTACAACATAACGCTTGACGTTAAATCCTGAACGACGTAAGTTCCATAGCAACATACCTTTTGGATACAATGCTGGGTTAGGACAGTCAAAGTCAACAAAGTTACTGTTTAACAATGTAACAATACTAGCTTGTGCTACTGTACCTGTTTGTGGAGTAGCC